ATATTCCTTATTTGTATAATAGAGCAGTAAGAGTATTGGGGGCAAATGTAGCAAACTTATTATCACCAATCTCACAAGTATTATATTCAGAATATAAAAAGAAACACACAATCGCTGGTGTATCATCATTGGATTATTTACAACTATATAGACAATTCACATTTACTCAACAATCAAGTTATCGATTAGACCATATCGGAGAAATAGAAGTCGGTATGAAAAAGGTTGATTACGAGGGAACACTCAATGATTTATATGCAAAAGATTTACAAACATTTATTGATTACAATATTCGAGATGTAAGAATATTGGTTGAATTAGACAAGAAATTAGATTTTATAGAAATTGCTCGTGGTATTGCTCACTTAGGGCATGTTCCTTATGAAGACATTAGTATGTCAAGTCGTTGGTTAGAGGGAGCAATCTTGGTATATTTAAAAAAGATTGGAGTGGTCGCACCAAACAAACCACCACGACCAAAGAAATTTGATGACGATAAATTTACAGGAGCATATGTTCAAGAACCACAAGCAGGAAAACATAAATGGGTTTATGACTTGGACATTACATCAATGTATCCGAGTGTTATTCGTAGTCTAAACATCTCACCAGAAACCAAGATTGGTAAAGTTGTGGGTTGGGACGAAGAAGAATTTATCAACAAAACAACACAAAAAACCTATACTCTACTAAATAAAAAAGGTAAAGAAATGGGTAAGATGACTAAACCAGAACTTCAACAATATTTTGATGAAGCAAAAGTATCAATCAGTTCAAATGGAATTCTTTATCAAACAGAAAAACAAGGATTGATTCCGGCACTATTGGAAAAGTGGTTCAATGAAAGAGTTGAAATGAGAAAACTTGTTAAGAAGTTCCACGACGAAGGAGATAAAGTAAGAGAACAATATTTTGATAGAAGACAACATATTCAAAAGATTGTATTGAACTCATTGTATGGTGTGTTGGGATTACCAGTATTTAGATTTTATGATTTGGACAATGCAGAAGCAACCACCACAACAGGACAATCTTTAATTAAATTCAGTAAAAAGATTACCAATCATTTTTATAATAAAGAACTCGGAGATAATGAAGATTATGTTATTTATATCGATACAGACTCTATTTTCGCATCAGCAGTTCCATTGATTGAAAAAAGATTTCCAAATCAAGAATTATCCGAAACAATGATGACACAAAGAATTATGGAGATTTGTGGAGAAGTTCAAGATTATTTGAACAAATCATACGATTACTTTGCTAAGAAGTTTTGTAATATTGATGAACACGTGTTTGATATTAAACAAGAGGTGATTGCTAAGTCAGGATTGTTCATCACGAAGAAACGATATGGATTACGAATCATTAATGACGCTGGTCGTAAGGTAAACAAGATTCACGTTAAAGGTTTGGACACAATCAGAAGTAATTTCGCAGTTGCTATGAAAGAACTATTGTCAAAAGTATTAGATGATATCTTGGCAGATGTTCCGAAAGAAAAAATAGATGAAAGAATATCAATTTTTAAAAGAAATATGACTTCATTACATTATGATGTTATGGCAAATCCAATCGGTGTAAAAGGTATTGGAAAGTATGAAGAAAAAGATATCGAAAGTGTTTTCAGTAATTATAAAAAAGGAACACCAGTTCACGTTAAAGCAGCTATCAATTATAATTCCTTGATAGATTATTGGTATGAAGGAAAACGATATGAAAAAATTACCAACGGAAACAAAATTAAATGGGTGTATTTAAAAGAAAATGAATTTGGATTTGATACTATCGCATACAAAGGACACGAAGACCCACCACAAGTTTTGGATATGATTAAAAATTATATTGACCATAACAAAATGTATGAACAAGCAATGTCAAAGAAAATCGGTATGTTTTATCAAGCATTGAACTGGGGTGGAGTAGAAGATACAACACAATCAATGAGTAGGTTCTTTTAAAAATAATTTATGTTTTTAAAAAACAACATTATATTTATAATTAAATAATAGGAGTAAATGGTTATGAACAAATCGCAATTAACAAACTTCATCACAAAGTATACTTTGGGTGGAGAAATCAAATCAACAAAATGGACTTCTGACGGAAACTCATTATCAACAAGATTCATCTCTGGTGATAAATCAGTTGTAGGTAGTGTAGTTTTAAGCAAGTTCAGTCATCTAAAACCTTGTGAATTAGGTGTTTACAATACAGGACAATTATCAAGTTTGTTGTCAGTATTGGGAGATGATGTTGAAATCACATTGTCAAATTCCGGAGATAAATTTATCTCAATGGAACTTGAAGATACAAAAAGAAAAACAAAATCAAAATATATGTTGTCAGATTTATCGGTTATCCCTACGCCACCAGAACTAAAGAATCTACCAGATTCATTTGAGTTAGGTATCAAGGTAGACCCTTATTTCGTTTCAACATTCATTAGTGGTAAAGGTGCTTTATCCGAAGCAGAAACCTTTACTATCTTGACTGAAAATGGAGAAACCAAAATTGTTATCGGTTATGCTTCAATCGCATCTAATCGTGTAACGATTCCAGTAGAAACCACAAAACCAGCACAAATTGAACCAATATCGTTCAACGCAAATATGTTCGCATCAATCTTAAATGCAAACAAAGATTGTGAAAGTGCAACATTAGAAGTGAGTTCACAAGGATTATCAAGAATTAAATTCTCAATTGATAATTACAATTCAGAATACTACTTGGTATCAACACAAGCAGTTAATTAATGGATTCATTAAAACATAGTTTGTGGGTAGAACGATATAGACCCAATCAATTAGATAATTACATTGGTAATGACCATTTAAAATCAAAGGTGTCGGTGTATCTTGAGTCAGGAGATATACCACACCTACTCTTATTTGGTCGTGCAGGAACAGGTAAAACAACCTTAGCAAAACTATTGGTTGGTAATATCGATTGTGATTATCTATATATAAACGCATCTGATGAGAATAGTGTTGATGTGGTTCGTGAAAAAGTAAAGAACTTCGCATCAACATTAGGTTTCAAAGATATGAAAGTTATTATCTTGGACGAGTGTGATTACATTACACCAAATGCACAAGCAGCACTTCGTAATCTTATGGAAACTTTCTCAAAGAATTGTCGTTTTATATTGACTTGTAATTATGTCGAGAGAATCATTGACCCGATACAAAGTCGTTGTCAGTCTTTCCAAATTATACCACCAGACAGAAAACAAGTTGCACAACATCTCGTAAATATCTTGGATAACGAAAATATTCAATATGATGTAAAAGATATCGCAACCATTGTAAATGGTGGTTATCCGGACATCAGACGAGTTATCAATGGTGCTCAAAGACAAGTGGTCAATGGAAAATTAACCATTGATGAAAACACCATAACACAAAGTGATTACAAAACCAAAGTTTTGGAAATATTAAAAACACAAGACAAGAAAAGTTCTTTCCAAAACATCAGACAATTATTAGCAGATTCTAAAGTATCAGACTTTTCAGATTTATTCAGATTGATGTTTGACACGGTTGATGATTGGGGGAAAGGTCATATTGCAGAGTGTATATTAATCTTGTCAAAATATCAACAATCAGACGCAGTCGTAGTGGATAAAGAAATCAACATTATGGCTATGTTTGTAGAAATAATAGGGAGTATTAAATGAGTCATCCAAATCCAGCACCACCAAAGGCACCGGTTCAATTAGATTTAAATGAAGCCGACACTATACAATGTCAAGAGTGTGGAAACGCATCTTTTATACCGGCATATTTTTTGAAAAGAATATCTGCATTGGTATCACCAACAGGTAAGGAAGCCATAGTTCCAATACAAGTTTATAGTTGTGGTAATTGTGGTACGGTTCCACAAAAAATGTTAGAAGGTAGTGGACTTGAAAAATAATGCACTACGAAGTCGATTTAACTGATTATAAACAAAGAGAAGTTGTAAATCATTTAATTATTAATGATTATGAAGAACTCACATCATCTCAAAGACAATTAATCAATTATGAACTTGTTAATTTCCAAGATTCATTTGGTAAACCTTGGAAAGAATTTACCATTAACGAGTTAAGTTATCGTTTAAGCACTAATTGGACAATGTTTTTAATTGAAGATTTAGAAATAAAAGGTTGGTCTTTTATAGATTGGAATTACAAGTATCCATATTTAAAAAACAGATATGTTTGTCCTAAATTTAGGGGACAAGGATTGGGAACAGAACTAATGAATATGCGTTTTAATTACTTGAAAGAAAAAAACCACAATACATTTTATGGTTTTGTAGAGGATTGGAACAAACCAGCAAATCCAATATTACAACAAGAAGGAATTTGGAAAGAAATTTCAATGAATGATATTTATAAATAGGAAATTATTATGTCAATACAAGAAACAAGAACAACAGAATTTATCAATTATATAACAGGAAGTGTGGGTGGTTGGCCAACTTTATCCAATGCTGCAATACTTGGTGGTATGGATTACATCATAGAAAGTGGTTCAAACGAAGTAAAATTTGTAGAATTTAATACAAATATTGGAATTGTTGGTAGTTCAGCGATGCAAACAGGTAGTTACTTTAATGTAATTGCAGATTATGCAAACCAACAAGGGTATACCACTTGTTACATTTATTGTTATTCAGGTAAAAAACAGAATCCAACTTACTTACAACAAGGATTAATTAGTTCCAGTTTTGCAAGACACAATATTCCAGTAACATTTGAGTATCAAATGAACACAACTCACACTTATTTTTCACAAAGAGGTCAATCACAATACTCAGGTAGTTTTCATTTATTTTTTGAAACACCTTGGTACAGTGATGATTCATTATTAGACATTGTTAGTGGTTCATTTAATAAAGAAACATTTAGAACTATTTTAGGTAATTCACCATATAGTTCTTCATTAATTCCATTATTTAATACATCATCATATACACCAAATGTTAATTTTCCAGATTATGTTATAAAGAATCCAACTTTAGATTCAAGTATTCAATCTAATGCAATCAATTTTTATACATACAACTCAACAAGTTCAAGTTACCAAGACGGAGTTGATAATGGTTCTTTAATTGAAGAATTTATTGTTCATAGTGGAAGTTATAGAGACGGACAAGCATATTTAGGTGTAGGTAAAATAGACTTTATGATGACACCAGAGAAAGTAGTTATATTTGCAGATAGAGACGCTGGTAAATATATTAAACTAAGTCCAGCTTCAACTGATAGGTGGGAGTATGTTGCACAAAGAGGAAAAACATCAGCGAGTGGTAGTTTAATTGAAATGTATGACGGGACAACAAAACAAGTTCAAGATATTGAAGTTGGAGATGTTGTGTTGAGTTACCAACCATATGGAATGCCAGACGAATCACAAAACTATTTGGCATATTCAACAACAGATTTATCAGGTTCTACATCACAAGGTTCTATTGTTGTCAAGATAATGAAATCAATGTCATATGGATATTATTTAATTAATGGTAGTGTTAAAGCACCTTATAATGTTCAACAACAAAATGATGATGTTAGATACTTTGTAAAACAAGGAGATACTTGGAGTTGGGTAACACCAAATAATTTTCAGATTGGTGATTACTTTTTAGACCCAAGTGGTAATGAAACAGAAGTAACTTCTATAACTGAAAATGCAGGTGATACAATTTGGTATTCACTTGATGTTGAAGATATCGATACTTACTTCCAATCAAACATTTTGGTTCACAATATTCCACCAAAATGTTTTGTAGCAGGAACACCAATTACAATGGGAGACGGAACTACTAAAGCTATTGAATTAATAGAAATTGGTGATGAAGTTATGAATTATAACTTCAATAGTGAAGAAGTTCAAACAGGTAAAGTCACAACTATTGACACACCAACACACGCCGACATTATAGAAATAAGTTTTGATGACAAAAAAACTAAAAACACATTTGACCACCCATATTGGGTTGTCGGAAAAGGTTGGAGTTCTTACAAACCAGAGTGGACTAAAAAAAGATATGAAATAGAAACTAATCAATTAGAAGTTGGAGATAAATGTTTAGAACTTTATGAAGGAAAATTAAGAGAAGTAGAAATTACAGATATTACTGAAGATATAAATCCAGTTCAAACTTATTCATTAGAAATAACAACAAACCATAATTATTTTGCAAATGATGTATTGGTTCACAATAAATTTTGTTTAATGGAAGACCAAATTATCAATATGGGAGACGGAGTTTACAAAAGAATTGATGAAATACAATTAGGAGAGAGTATCTTAGTTTATGATGAAGAAAATGATGAGTTTAAAGAAGGTAAAGTAAATGTTATAAGAAAGAAGTTACACGATAATTGTTATGGAATCAAAGTTGAAAGTGGACAAACAATTAAAGCAACTGACAATCACCCATTTTTATTGAGAGATAAAGGTTGGTCTACTATTGGTCAAAATAATCCAACATTTTTACAAGATGGGGGTGGTATCATAGAAGTCGGTGACTATGTAAAAGATTTAGATGGTTGGGTAAAAATCACCGAAATTAACAGAATTGAAGGTGAGTACACAACATATAATTTATTGGAACAAGATTACGGAACGATTGTTGCACACGATATTGTAACTCATAATTCACCTTAACAAAAAAACAAAAAAGGTTGTGATGACAGAAAAATATAAACATAATAATAATTTCAAGTATTCAATTCAAATACCAAATTTTTTTTCATCTGAAAAATGTGATGAAATAATTAAGCAAGTTGTAGAAACAGAACAACAAGTTATCGGTTGTGTTGGTGATGAAACAGGTAGTGTAATCATACCAGAAATCAGACAAACAAAAGAGTGGTACTTAACAGACCAACCACTAAATGATATGAGACCAGATAAAACTACTAATGATTGGACTTGGATACAGAAAAAAATGTATACATTAATCCAAATAGTAAATAAAGATATTTTTAAGTTTGATATTAGAGGATATCACGACGAATTAAAATTGATTGAATATCAAGATGGAGGATTCTATGGTTGGCATACAGATTTCAATTCAGGTTATTGTTCAGTAAGAAAGTTAGTGGGTATAGTTCAATTAACAGACCCGAGTGAATATGAGGGTGGAGATGTGCAGTTTGGTATTCAAGATAAAGATACAAAAGAATGGTACACTATGAATAAATTAAAAGGTTCATTAACTATATTTCCAACATTTTTATCACACAATGTAACACCAGTTACTAAAGGTAAAAGATATGTTATTCAAGAACTATTTGTAGGAGACCACTTTAGATGATTGAAAATAAAAATTTTGAATGGTTTTTAGTTCGAGATAATTTTCTAACATTAGAAGAATGTGACAAAGAAATTCAATTCATAAATAAAAGTATAGAAGATGATAACTATGCTTGGGGTAGTCTACACAATTGTAAAAATGTTGATACAGAAAATGACAAATTATTAGATAGACTATGGAAAGTAGTAAAGTTATCCAACACATTGGTATATAAATTTGATATATCAGGTATTCAACATTCTTGTGGGAAGTTATATCCAGTAGATACATTTATAGCAGATGATAAATATCATACAGATTTTGCGGCAGGAGACGGAAAAGTTGTAAATAGTTGTACGAAACTCACCACAGTTATATTTTTAAATGATGATTTTGAAGGTGGTGGACTAAAAATTTGGAATCAAACGATTGAACCAAAAAAAGGTAGATTAGTTATATTCCCATCATTTGCTGCACATAAAGTTTTACAATTTAGTGAAAAAGATAGATACACATTAATAACTTTTATAGAAGGAAATACTTTTAAATAATGTATAAAAAGATTAATATGGATGATTTGAAAATAAACCAAGATTTTAGATGGTTTATTACAAGACCTAACTTTTTTTCTAAAGATGAGTGTGAGTATATGATAAAACATATCGATAAAAACTCATCAAGAAAAAGAGGACATTATGTTCAAAACTTAGAAGATAAAACAGTAATGGATGATAATGTTTGTATGTTGAACATCAGTAGAACAGAAGAACAAAAATATCTTGATAAGTTTTGGAGTGCAATACAAATAGCAAATATAGTAACATTCAAATATAATTTAAGTGGGATATTTGAAAATAGACTACAAGCGCACAGATATGATGTGGGTGATTGGTATAATCCACACTCTGATTTTCATTCAATACAAAAGTTTAGTTCAGTAAAATTAACTTGTATTGTATTTTTAAATACAGAATACGAAGGTGGTGAATTTAGTTTATTCGACGGAACAATCATAGAACCAGAAATCGGTAAATTAATCATACACCCATCATTTGCAGGACACGGAGTTAAACCAGTCACTAAAGGTAAACGATATTCTTGTGTATGTTGGGCAGTGGGAGATACTTTTGTATGATAGAAAATGATAACTTTAAATTTGTAGTTCATAAAGAAAATTTCTTATCTGGTACTCAATGTGATAAACTAATCAAATATTTGGAAGAAACAAGTCCAAATGATTCAGAACTTGCGGGAAAGTATAATGAAAATATTTTGAATAAAAAAGTTCGTGATAATAAAGAAGTTATATTTGAAGATGAATCACTAATCAACAAAATAAAAGTGGTTTTTGAGTTGTCAAATCAATCTATTTGGAACTTTGATATACAAAGAATGGAAAGAATAAAAATATTAAAGTATGGAATCGGTGGTAAGTATGAGTGGCATACTGATTGTGGTTCTAAAAAAACTTCTAAAAGAAAACTTACAGCAATAATTCAGTTGTCTGATGAAAATGATTATCAAGGTGGAGATTTAGAATTTGGAATCACAGAAGATTCCGGTGAAAAGAATTATACCGCAACAAGAACACGAGGAAGTATTATTATCTTTCCAGCGTTCTTATCACATAGAGTAACACCAATAACAGACGGAAGAAGGTATTCATTAATAACTTGGATGTTGGGAAATGCATTTAAATAAAGTATTGGTGTTGGGTTGTAGTCGTAGTGGAACAACTGAGTTTTGTAAAACACTACAAGAAGTTTCATCAAAGAAATTTGTTTGGGAATTTGGATTTGATGATAATATCTATAAATTAGTTAATAGTTTGGGTATTACAGAATTTTTAGACAGAATTTATAAAGATGAAAATACTTTTGGAATTAAGTATGGAGTTTATCCACAAAAAAAGATTCAATTAGATTTAATAGATTATCACGATATAGTTTTCTTTTTATCAAGAAGAAATGTATTTGAACAGGCGATTTCTTTAAATTTAGCAAAAAGAACTGAAAAGTGGAGACCAACCGATTTTGGAGTTGAAACTTTCACACAAAAAGAAAAAGACGAATATAATAAGTTAAAAATTGAAAAGATAGATATCGAAGATATTAAAAAGGATATACAAGGTATAAAAGAAGCATCAATCAAAGTTATAGATTATTTAAAAAATCACAAAAGTTCACGAGTATTGTTTTATGAAGATTTATTCGGATTTTTTTCAGGTGTAAAATTAAACACCGAAGACAATTATAAAAATATTGAAAATTGGGAAGAACTTAAAAACTTTTACGAACAAAACAAAGATTTTTGTCATTTTGACTTATAAGACAACTATTTATTTATATCTAAAAGGTTATTCACTATGAAAGCAAAATCACTATTTGACCATATAAAACAAATTACAGATGTTCAGAACCAAAATTATTGGGAAAACATTACTGATGCCGATAAAAAGTCCTGGAACAACTATATGGTGCATAGATTTCTATCTATGAAACAAGAGTGGATTGAAGTCGTAAATGAAATCCAAAGATATTGGGAACTGAAACCAAAATCAGTTTATCAGTTCTACACCAACATACTACCAAAAGGAAGAACTTTTTTACGATACACCAAATCTAAAAAGAAATCAACCATTGAGAAATGGGCAATGGATATATTGTGTGATTATTTTGAAGAAAGTTCAGAAAATATTGAAAAAACACTTGACATTATGGGTAAAGATGTTGTATAT